GGCTAGTCAGTTTTGATGACAAAAATTACAGTTTCAAATGCTTCGGCAAGTTGTGAATAAAGGCTTTTTGTGCCTGCTCACTCATATCTGACAAGGCAGATTTCGCATGAGCCTTTGCTTGATCTGCCGTCATATTATTGTCCTCTGACTGTACCATGTCAAATATGGCCTTGGCAGTAAAAGTCGCAAATTCTTTTAGTATCGCCATCTCTAGTCCGGTCATTTCTTTTTCCTCTTCCTTGAGTGTTTAGCAAACTTTTTGTAGACGCTCGGCTTGTTGATTGCCAGATACGCCTTCTGTTTTTTCGACTTAAACGGCATCAGTAGCTCCAGATCCACGGACGGTTGTCGCCGGTCAGATCATCCAGGTGCAGGAACCTTTTATCATGTGGTCCTTTTTGCGAGACGCCGATTCCGGTCATGCCATTATTCTGAGCAATTGCCATGAGTCTAATGGCATCTCGTCCTGAGATGACAATGTCCACGGCGTGTCCAGTGGTGTGAGGTCCATGCCTGCCGGTTGTGGAAACTCTTTCATTGTGATCCGGATGCCTATATCCGCTGCTCGGATACATCGGTTTTCCAAACTCATCACGGATCAATTGGAGCTTCTCCATAAACACTGGGTCCATGTCGCAAAGGCCAGTGCCTCGGCACTTCATTTCTTCAAATGTAAAACTTTTTGTCAAATATTTATTTGCCATATAAAATCCATATAACACGATAGGAGTTTCAACCAGAAATTCACGACGACTTTTCTTCCGAAAGCAAAGCCTCTCGACAGACTTGCACCAACTTGTCGTCCACTTTCGAGTCCGAAAGCTTGGCAAGATGTTCAAGTATCGTGATAATGATTTCGCTAACAAATTTGGTAGTGGTCAGTTTCTGGATTATCTCTGCAATAATTTTTGCGGTCATTCTGTTCCGTTCTCTAATTCAATTCGTCTGGATTCTTTATCGTCATTGTGTTCCGTGGAGTCGAAAAAATACGAAATAACTGCATGGACCACGGAGATTAATCCGCCAAGCATCGTTGCTGCGACGGTTTCCATGCTGGGATCGATGGACTTGAAAAATATCAAGACCAGTAAACAGGAGAAGATGAAGAGGACCAGGAATGCGAGAACAAATCGAATCCATAATCTTTGTTTTTTAAGACTTAGAATCACGGATTCTTTCCAACTCTCTTCCTACGTTTTCCAACTCACCTTTGTACTCTCCAAGAGTCTCATTCGTCTTTTCCACTAAATTAAAAACTCGTTCCTCAATCTTGAGCCGGTCTGCTCTTGCCTCGGCAGATGATGTCTTGATCCACCATCCAAGGACTATGAGACCAATACCGGCGACGCCTTGACCTAATAATATGTCGATGATCTTTTGTGTCGGATCACTTGGTGCCGGTTCCGGTATTCTTGTGTAATGTCTGTCGGACTCATAAATATCATGCTCACGGTGATGACCACTGGAAAATACTGGTGCAGAGATCCACAAAAGCACGACAATCAAAAGTATTATTTTCATGCGACGCCTTGAATTTGTGTTTTAATCAGACGATCCAGGTTCTGGACTTTGTTTGTCTTTCTCTGTAAACCGGCGCCTTGTGTTTGTGAGAACGTAGACTGAAGTCCTGAGATGTTTGACATCTCCAATCCAATTGGTTGTTTCACAAATGTTCCAAGACTGACGTTTTGAGAAACCTTGAGTTTCGGTTTCTTAGTTGCCATCGATTCCAGCATTGCGTCCTGCATGTACTTGTAGAGGTCAGGATATACTTGCGACAAGGCTTTAATGTGTTCCGGTAAGACGGCGCCTTCTGACATGCGCTGAAGCACCATCAATGGTGAATTGATTGCCTCATTGTATGCCTGCCACTTAATCAACTCGGTGTTAGACGGTTCGTATTTTTCTGGATCAAAGACCAAGGATTTGCCTGCATTCGGATCTTGTGGAAGATTCTGGTGCAGAAAGGTCAACGCACGGACCAGAGTCTCCTGAATGTTCTGATTAATATCCTGGTTCGCCGTAGGTATTTGCGGAGTCACTTCTTGGAGTCGTGCATACAAAGACCTCTCATCTCGCATGATGTCTTCCAGTTGCTTCCTTTGCTTCTTAAAATCCTTGAGTGCAGTTTCCGGTGTTTTTGGAATCGGATAGTAGCTTTGCAAACCGGCAATGGTTCCGCCTTGGACTATGGTATTGACGCCTCTTCTGATCCGTTCCTGAGTCAATCCGACATTGTTGATCAGTTGTCCATAGTCCGTCAGAGAATCACCGACTCGGCCCATCATAAGCATTCCGGTGTCTTTTAAATATTTCCGTGCTAGACCAGCGCCAACAAACATGCCTATGGAGGAAAGTCCTCCGGTGACGGCAGACTCGGTGCCGAATATCATTGGACCGGCTGCTCCGAAAGATCCGCCTGCTAAAAAGCTTGTAAGGCCAAACACATTATTGACATCGGCTCGACGTGTCGCACTTGAGGTCAGGAAATGAATGTCTGCAAGATCACGATACATGTTCTTTGCTTCCTTGAATTCCTGAACCAAGGCACGGTTGCCAAGCTTTTGCGCCAGCCTCTCTTCCATCTTTGCAAGTGCCATCTCCGACTCATCACGGATTATGTATGCCATCTTTTGGAAAAGATCGAACTTCTCCGGATCGGTGTTCTTTCGGTAGTTCGCCAGCTTCTGGTAGATCCTTTTTTGTGTTTCCGATCCTAAGAGGTCCAGTGAGTGTGGAAGTGACTCAAATGCCTCAATCTCCTTCTTTGCCTTCTTGATAGCCTTTCTTGCCGTTGGAGAAACAACCACGCCGGAATTTAATTCCTTGTCAAGAATCTCCTGCCTCATTCTCTGACCAACTTTTTTTGGAGCAAACATGTCACGGCCTACTTGGTAACCTAGTTGCTTCTGAGTCTTGGATATCTCTTTGATGATCCGGTTGATCTCACCTCCATAGAACGGCAGAAGCTTTTCTTCTAGTTCGACAGTCAGTTGATCAAGCTCTTTGATATTGGCCTCGGTCATCTTCTGCTTGTCCAACTCTCTCAGGCGTTTGCCTACTTCATAGATGCGGTTGCGGTACAAGCCTCGTTTTGTGATTGCATCATATTCCGGAGATCGTGCTTTTAAATGCCGGTAATAAGCGTAGTCTTTTCCTTTGTCTAAAAGCGGAGATGCCTTGCTCAAGAATCCGCCGACAATGCCAATCACTCCACCGGCTGCTGCTCCAAAACCGGCAGATGCCAGGATCATTTCTGATGCTAGTGGTCTTTGTGATGGTTCGTCTAGAATAGACCGAGAAACTGCTTGCTGAGTGCCAATGACCGCACCTTCTGCTGCACCTCCTACGGCACCACGGATGGTCTTGCCGGTCAGTGATTCCGCACGTTTAGCAAGCAACTTGCTGACGGCAGTTGTTCCTGCCTTGCCTGCTAATCTGGCACCGGCACCAGTGAGTCCAAAAGGTGTGAAAAGTCCACCGATCTCTCCTGCCATTGTATAGCCAGGATTCTCCTCACGGTGCATCTTGATGGTCTTTTCATCAATGCCTAACTTTTGAAGCCCAGCGTCCGATAGTCCAAATGACATGGACCGGAGGAAACCGAGCAGAGCAGACTGAGAAGGATTCTTCTGAACGTATTGCTTGAGGCGCCGTTCCTCAACTATTGGTGCAGTTGCAAAACGATATCCGTCATCAAGTGCCTGACGTGCATCCTCGGCAGCAATGTTATAGATTTCATTATCGTCATCAAGGATGTGGATTCGGTCACCTTTAACAAAGGAAAACCGTCCAGACGCAATCTTCTCTTCGACTTCCTCATCCGGTACGAATAAGGCGTCCTCGTGATCGTATGAGTAAAGTCTTGCCATTAGTTGGTTTCAAAAACTCCGGCTTGTGCTGATTTAGGTAGATTTTTTTGTGCGGATTGAGGCGCTTGACTTGGCGTTGTTCCAGTATTAACTGGTGTAAATCCGTATGCTTTTATTAATGCCTCACGCTTTGTCTGCATGATCTTATAAAAATTATTGAGCCTATCTTCTACAACATTGAAGGCTATGCTTTTCCTGTTTGCATCCGCAACAATCTGGTCGAGCATACCTTTTTCAAGTGGTGTCAAGGCTGCACCAAATTCATATAATTTCTTTGCACCTAATAGTTTCAAATTCTCTATCTGACCAATTAAATATGTGCGTGTCTCACTTAGTTCCGCCGGTGCCAGAAGTTTCCATCTTGGTTCTCCACCTTCTTTGACTGGTTTCATCAAGTTCTTTAAATAATCGACGGTGATTTCTGCCTCGTGATACATCGTCATAAAACTAAGAGAAGATTTAATTGCCTGAGTCCGTGCTTCACCTTTAAGGTTTGTAATTCCTTCCTGTTCTGCAGTAGCACCCATGCCTGGAACAATGCCTTCTCGTTGTGCAATCTGCCTTTTTTGCAGTAATGTCACAAAGTCCATCATCATTCTCTTTTCATTGGAGTCTTTAGCCAACAAGACTTCCGTGAGCATGATCTTCAACTTTTGTTGTTGTTGTGCGCTCGTCGCCATCGTAGCAGCCTTGTTCAACTGCATCTCTGCCATTGTCAGAAGTTCCTGACGTTTCTCAGTAAGAAGCAAACGCTGATCATTAATCGTCTGGCGCTTGAATGCCATCTCGGTCTTCTGCTTTTCCAGATCGTCGTCAATCGCCTTATTCAAAATCTGTAGTGCATAGTTTGGCGTTCCTGACATCGCACTTGCATAGGCACCTAGTCCGGCAGCTATGGCAGCCATGATCTTCCTGCCGGTGTCTTCCTTGCCAAAATATGGTTTAATTTGTTCATTCGATATCTGGTTGAGCCGGTCATCCAAGGCTTTTATTCGCTCGTCAACTTTGTCAATGTCCGCCTTGAACGGCAACTCGGCAGACTCATCAAAAAACGTGTATCCGCCTTCATCAAAAAAGTTGTCCACGACTTGCTGTACCTTCATCGGATAGGCTTTCAGTTCCTCCTCAGTAATGGTCCTTGTTCCGGTTTCTGGCATAATTGTTGAGGCAACCTCAATGGCTCGTGAGCCTTCTGCCTCGGCAGGCTTCGCTTCTGGTTCTTTCAATGGTTCGCCTGCTAGGACTTTCTGAGCATCTTCCGGCACCATCTCAGGCACCTCCGGCGTTGGTCCAGGCACATCCTGCACACTGACGACTTCTTCTCCGACATTCATTTGAGCAGGAGGTTCCGCAACCGCTTCAGGCATATCCAGAGTCGGCAGATTCTGCTCTTGTTGCCTCATGACCTCGTTCTGGACACTAAAGCGTGGATCTTGTTTTTGTATGTTAAATGTCTCAACTCCAGGTTGAGGTTCAGCAAGAGTCATTTCCGTCGTCGTCAGATAATTCTGCAACTCTGGTGATGCGCTTTCTGTCGTAACCTCTTCTGTCTCTTCAGCAAAAGGAGTGTCTGAATAGTCAACAATGGAGTTGTTTTCAACTTTAATGAATGCTGGTACTTCTGTTTCATTTGTGGCACCGGTCTTTCTATATAGGTCTGCCAGATCCGTTAAGCGGACGCCTTGCCTCGTAACTAAATCCTGAAAGATTTCCGTGGCACCTTTCCCACTATAATCAAGTATCATGTCAGTCCTTAAATTCCGGTTTTAAATCTCAAGTATGCTGCACCTACCGTTGCAATCGCAGAAATAATTCCATTGATTTTGTTTTGATCTCGGTCAGCTTTTGCTTGCTCTGTCTTCAACTCACCTACCAATCGAGCGACGGCAAGTTGTGTTTCACGATCCATCAGTGCCAGATCCTTCCTGACTTCAAATTCTGCCGTCACTAGGTCTGCTCTCAGTTGTGCAAGATCAATTTCAACTTCCACACCGGCAAGAGCTTGTTCGCCTTGGTAAGCAGCAATACTTAAAGCGTCGTCTAGTTTCCTAGAATCCAGTGCCAGTTGTGCGTTTACCTTGCTGATCAATATTTCTTTCTCAAGGTTTGCGATCTTGGTCGCCAGATCCATCTTGCCTTGCTCGATGGCAATAATTCTTTCCTTGTCCAGATTGGCAAGACGCACATCCTTGTCGATCTCGGCCTGAACCGTGACAAGTGTTAATGCTGCTTGCTGATTCTTAATTTTCCGTGCTTGATCCAGGTTACCTTGTGCAATTGACATCTGAATGTCTTTTTCCATGTTGGCAATCTGTATCGATGCCTCTCGGGTGCCTTTTGCTTTCAAGACGGCAAGCAGATTTTGCTCGGCCTGGACTTGCTCGGCTGCTCTCAGTTCCGCTTTCTGACCGGTAAAAACTTGTTGGATGTCCATCCACATGTTGCGAGTCTGGCGCAACTTGGTCGGGTCCATTACTCCGGCAGTTGTTGCCAAGAGTGCTTTCAGGTTCTGCTCAGTTCCACGTTTCAGTTGGATCTCGGCAACGCTCGGCTCATCACCGGCGACACGAGACTTCAAGACCTCTATGAGCGCATCTTCATCGTCTAGGACATCTGCCAACTCACCGGCATCTGATGCGACATCTAGAACCTCATCCAGTGTGGTTCCTGTGATATCGAAGTTTCCGGTTTCAGAACGGTATGCTTCTCGTGCTTTTTCTAGTGAGGTGTATGGTCCTACAATCTCACCATCTGCATCAAAACTACCTCCTTTGCTTGCAAACCAATCATCAAATGAAATTATTCCAGTAGTTATAGTTGGTGCAATGGCATCTCCGACGTTAGCAATATCGGTATCAGTAATGTTACTCACTGCTTTCATCTTAGGAGCAGGACGAGTGAATTGTTCCACATCCTCAATGGTCAGCGTAAACGCCTCGATCCGTGCAAACTCCTCCAGTGCATCCTGCAGGACTGCACGTTTTTGTGATTCAGATAATCTACCGAATGAATCTGGATACAACTCGGTTAGCTTGGCGTCGGCCTCTGCAAACGTCGTCGGCACTACATCGACAATCTCACCTTGCTGATTTTTGACTCGCTTGCCTCGTGCCGTGAAGGTGCCGTCATTAAATAAATCGATGACTTTGCTTGTTAGGTCTGCCGTTTGTGCGGTCGATTCCTTGGAAACTAGGATCATCTGATCTTGGAATGCCTTTTTTAACTCTTCCTTGTCAATATCCTCTAGAGTGATGGTTGTGTCGTCGCTTAATGTTATCACTCCG